CTTCCAACGATTTTGTCAGCATATCCATAAAGGCTTGCTTGCCGACTTGCAGTTGGTCCAGATTAAACTGAGTTGATCCAATTTTACGATCTAGGTCAGCCACATGGTTAATCATAACCTTTTGCTGATCTGTAAGTTGGTCTTCAGTGTAGTCAGTGCCGTTGATCGTAATGGTGTTTGTTTGTTTCTTAGCCATTGTTGATCTCCTATTATGTTAAAGTTAAGCAGCTATAAAGTTAGTAGCTGCGGTAATAGCGGCAGTGATAGGAGCCATGTCTTCGCTGCCCCAATCATCTAGGTCTTTCATGTGGACTAGATAGCCGTTGCTTCGAGCTACACGCTCTTTCTTTTCGTCTGTCGTCATGTCGTTACAGAAATCATTGTCATCATCGATGACGTTAGTAATTACTGATACGCTGCCCAGCATTGCTGAGTAGTCTTGTGCGATTTGATCTGCGTCTCGTGCCATTTTCTTTATCCTTTTAATGGAGCAATATTTACATTGCCTGAGATTGATATTCTTTCTCCGTCATTCTCATAGAATGGGAAGACCTGATGAAGCATGGTTGAGGGGAACATAACCATGTAGCCCTCAGCTTCTTTCTCCATGTTATACGCAAAGGTAGATATCTTGCCTAACGTATTAACGTAGCTGAATGCAAAGTTAGATATGTGGTTATCTGCATTTGACTCAGCGCATATAGGTAGCTTGCGTTGCTCTGCGTAGGACGTAGGTATCTGCATCCATATTACAAAGCTAAACACACCGCTATGATCGTGAGGTGGGTTGAACTCATGCTTCTTTTGGAAGTTAACCCAGAGGCTTTCAAGGTTAAAACCTTCGCCCTCCTTCATAACTGCCCTCCACGGTGCGCCATAGTTCTGTATGTGGCTGTCCATGAACGAGGGTATTACCTCGGTGGTAAACTTCTCAAGCAGCGGTGAGCTAGAGTCCAGCCTGATAGATGAGCTTATGTTACCTGCTAACTCAGGCTTCATGTCCTCTGGCTGTTCTCTTGCCTCGTTGATGACAGTCCATATGTTGTCCACAACGTCCTCTGAGAGTTGCCCCTCGACAACCCCTACGTTTGGGAAGTGGCGTGGTATAAGTTCCATGCTTAACCTTCTAGTGTGGCTATACGAGCTTCAAGCTCTTGGATTGCTTTGACGAGAATTGGTACTAATGCACCGTCAGCTATTCTTTGCCTTCCACCATCAGCCTGATCATCAGTACACCACATATCAAAGCCATCTTTAATTTCTGAGTGAGCATCAATAGCTGTTTTTACTTCCTGTGCAATAAACCCATGATTAGTGTAATCGTTCATAGTTCGTGTTTCAGAACCCTCAACGTATGCCCTGTGGCTTGTGGGTAAGTCTTTTTCTTTCTTCCACTTAAATGTAACAGGACGTAAATCTTTTATAAAAGATAATCCTGCTGTAGCATCGGCTATTTCTTCTTTATATCGTTGGTCAGATGGTGCAGAAATACTTGTTGCACCATTGGCTATAGCTGAGTCAGAAGTACCTGCTCCAAAGGTAAAAGTGTTGTCTCCAGAACCTGTAACCTCACGACCCATAACCATTTGATTAGTTGATGTTGCTGCACTTGGGTCAGCATTTACGCCAATTATTAAGTTATTAGTTCCTGATGTAATAACATTTCCTGCATTAACACCTAGCGCAGTATTTTCGTTACCCGTAGCAAGAGCTAATGCACTTAACCCGATTGCAGTACAGCTTGTTCCTGCTGATGGTGCACTTAATGCAGAGTAACCTACGGCGGTATTGTTAGCTGCAGTAGTAAGTCCATCCCCAGCAAGGCCACCGATTAGGGTATTGTAACCACCAGCAGTGACTGATACTCCTGCGTCATAACCTACTGCTGTATTGTAAGCATTGGTAGCTGTAGTAAAGTTTTGTAGAGCTAGTGCGCCTGCACCAATTGCTGTAGACCTTGAACCTAAAGTGTCAGTACCAAGTGCAAAATAACCAAGGGCAGTATTTTCATCAGCATCAGTTAAAGCATCGCCTGCTATGCCACCGATGAGGGTGTTTCGTATGCCTGTTGTGATTCTATCTCCTACGTCATAACCCACAGCCGTATTATAAGTATTTGTAGCAGTAGTAAAGTTTTGTGCGCTTAAAGCACCAGTTCCAATAGCGACTGTTCTACTTCCTAACGTATCCAATGTTAAAGCACTAGCGCCAACCGCTACGTTGTCATCTGCATCAGTTAAAGAATCTCCAGCAATTCCACCAATAAAGGTGTTGCCTGTGCCAGTTGTGACTGAAGCCCCTGCTGACATACCAACAGCTACGTTGTAAGTATCTGTATCTGTTGTAACATTAAAAGAACCTAAAGTACCTACCCCAAGGGCAACATTACGATTGCCTCTGGTGTTTGTACCCAAGGAGTTCACACCCAAAGCAGTATTATATTTAGCATCAGTTAAAGCATCGCCAGCTTTACTACCTATGAGTGTGTTTTCAAAGCCAGTTGTGACTGATAGACCTGCTTGTGAGCCAAAGAATGAATTGTTATTACCTGTTGTAACAGATTGACCTGTAGCAAAACCAAAAGCACAGTTGAAAACAGATGTAGCTGTCGTAAAGTTTTGGGCGGCTAACGCATTATGCCCTACAGCCGTTGATCTACTGCCTAACGTATCCGCATTTAAAGCACCGTATCCCACCGCCACATTAAAGTCTGCGTCAGTTAAAGCATCACCTGCTAGACCACCAATGATGGTGTTTTCTACGCCAGTTGTGACTGCTATACCTGCTTGAAAACCAACTGCCACGTTGTAAGTATCAGTAGCAGTAGTAAAGTTTTGCGTTTGAAGAGTTTTATATCCTACAGCAGTTGACCTGCTACCTAAAGTGTCTCCTGTTAAAGCGTTATACCCAAATGCCACATTATAGTCAGCATCAGTTAAAGCATCACCTGCTAGACCACCAATGATGGTGTTTCGTATGCCAGTTGTGACGTTTAAACCTGAATGATAACCCACAGCCGTATTATAAGTATTTGTAGCAGTAGTAAAGTTTTGGTTAGCTAATGACCCTAAACCTATCGCAGTAGATGTACTTCCTAATGTATCTACACCTAAAGCAGCATAGCCTAAAGCTACGTTACCATCAGCATCAGTTAAAGCATCACCAGCGGCACCACCGATTAAGGTGTTGTTTGTGCCAGTTGTGACTGATGTTCCTGCTTGATAACCAACGGCTACGTTAAAAGAGTCTGTGGCTGTCGTAAAGTTTTGTGCATTTAAAGACCCCCAACCAACAGCAGTTGATTTACTGCCAAGAGTGTCTGCACCTAAAGCAGCCTGACCTACAGCTACGTTGTAATTAGCATTAGTAAGAGCATCACCAGCTAGTCCACCGATAAGAGTATTCCAGAAACCCGTTGTGACGTTAACCCCCGCTTGATATCCCACAGATACGTTGTATGTATCTGTGGCTGTTGTAAAGTTTTGAGTGCTTAATGCTTGATATCCTAAAGCTACACTTTTACTACCTAAAGTATCATCTGACAATGCTCCGTGACCCATAGCCACATTATGATCGGCATCTGTTAAAGCGTCACCAGCAAGTCCACCAATAAGAGTGTTTCTTACGCCTGTTGTGACTTGATTACCTGCATTCGCACCAACGGCTGTGTTGTAAGTATCCGTAGCAGTTGTAAAGTTTTGAGCCTGCAACGTACCTTGTCCAATGGCGGTAGAGAGACTGCCTAAAGTATCTGCTCCTAATGCAGAAACACCCAGTGCCACATTAAAATCTGCATCTGTTAGCGCATCACCAGCTAGGCCACCAATGAGGGTGTTTTTTATGCCTGTTGTGACTGATAGTCCTGCGCTATATCCAACCGCTACGTTGTAACTACTTGTAGCTGTTGTGAAGTTTTGTGTAGCCAATGCTCTATCACCTACAGCAACAGAACCACTTCCTTTTGTGTCAGCACTAAGAGAATAAGTTCCTATTCCAATATTTGTATTACCTGTGTTTAAAGCATCACCAGAATTTGATCCTACAAAAATATTGTCAATGCCTGTTAATATAGACGCACCAGAATTAAATCCAAATAATGTGTTTTTGTCACCAGTCGTAATCGCAGTACCAGCCTCATCGCCCACGACCACGTTGTAGTTACCGCCAGAAGCAATGCTGTTACCTGCGTTTACACCTGCACGGAAGTTGGATGTACCTGCGGACAGTGTTTTTAAATCATCGCCTGTAGACACCGCAAGATCAGTCCCACCAGTCGTGTTGCCGTTAGCCAGTATCTCGGCAAGCGTATCAACCGTTCCAACCTGACTATCTACATACGCCTTAATTGATTGTTGTGTAGACAATGCAGTGGCGCTGTTAGAGGCCATGTTGTCTTCGTCAAGAATCGCAGTCACTGACACGCTGCCCAAGCGAAGCCCATCAAAGTACGCGTTGTTAAAGACGTTCGCCGCTACCGCGCCAGAACCAGCGCCGTCAAAGTAAACAACCGCAGTCGTCCCCGCAGGAACCTCATAATCGTTGCTTGCGTTATACGTCCCTTGAAACAGGATAATGCTGCGCGATCCTGCCAGAGTGTTGCGCACATAAATGATCTTCTCAGAGTCGTTCGGCGTCAACTGCACAAAAGCCGTCGCGCCCAAGTCACCGCCGTCGGCAAATGTAACCATGCGGTTACGGCCATCGGACGCCGCACCGTCGGTAATCGCCAGAGTGTTCGGAGAACCAGATGTCCCCGCGCTCGGCAGTGTGACAGTAACCTGACCGTCAAGAGCCGTATCCAAAAGACTTAGGTTTGTGTTCGTTGTATCGCCCCATGTACCAGACTGTTCGCCTGTGGAAATAAGCTCGATACCGTTATTCAGTGTATATGTACTGGGCATAATTCTATCCTATGCTGCTGTTCGGGTCCAACCTGGCGATTGCGAAGGTGTCTCGCTCGACCAGCCAGGGGATTGTGTCGGTTGATCCGGAGTATAACCTGGATTTTGATTTGGAACAATACGTCCCCAAACAAGAACCGGATTTACTAAACCCGTGGCTTCTACTCCCGTAACTTCTATAGTAGCCTGTGCGTCTACCGTAACCGCGCCCACTTGAGCGTTAGCTTCTACACCAGTAACAGAAACCTCAACAAAGATGCCAATGTGGACTTCGCCAACACCGCCAACGGCTTCAAGCCCCGTAACAGGGACATCCGCTTCTGCTATAGTGGTAACTTGACCAACGCCGCCCGTGGCTTCTAAACCTGTAACGGAGACATTGGCATCTGCTGTGACAGTGGCGGACCCCGCCTCACCTGTGCCTTCAACCCCTGTAACGGAAACATTGGCCTCTGCAACAACCGTTGTAGTGCCAACGCCGCCCGTGGCTTCAAGTCCAGCCGGAAATACATTGGCCTCTGCAACAACCGAAACGCCGCCAACGCCGCCAACGGCTTCAAGCCCCGTTACCGGGACATTGGCCTGACCAGTCGCCGTTACTGTGCCAACGCCGCCTGTCGCCTCTAAGCCCGTTACGTCAACATTCGCCTCGGCAATAACCGAAACAGACCCCACCGCTCCTGTGGCGGAAACACCGTCCACAAAAACCTTGAGGATAGGAGTGCCAAAAGAACCGTCACTCCAGGTGGATCGACCCCACCCTTCATATAGAGTTGACGAGGCCATAACCTAGACCTTACGCGATACGAATGATGGCGTTAGATGCGTCCGCTGTTGGGAATACGATTGTGAAGTCACCCGCCGTTGACGTTTTGTCCGCACCAAAATCAAGCACAACAACCGACGGATTCGTCACCGAAATCGATGTTGTATTTGGTGTCGTATTATAAATCAACGCGCCACGAGCAGTGATTGTCGCTGTCGTGAATGTCTCATCAGCAAAGTCAGTTAACGCTGTCGTCCCTGAACTCGTCGGGTCTACGTTAGTCAAAGCCTGCCCGGTCGCTGTATAGCCCGTGCCACTTACTTCGTTAGTAGCCGAATAAGCGGTCGTGCTTGCGTCAAGCGTAGCAGAGCTTGTATAAAGTGCGATCTTAAACGTGTCACCGTTTGCAAGATCGAAATCGTGGACACCGAACAAAAGTTCCTTCTTGAACGATGTACACATGTAGTTACCAGTAAAGGCCATGTCACATTCTCCTTATAAGTTCCGCAAGTTCTGGGTGCCCTGCGTCTGTAAGTGCATTATATACCGTAGTCCTGTCGCTTTTAACAGCCTCTCGTAAGTAAAATCCAACCAACTGTACGATCCGCTTCTTGAACGCATGGGCCTGCGCTTGTATCGCAGGATGCGCCTCATCTGAGACAGAAATAATCTTATCTGCACACCGTTCCGCTATTTCTTCTGGCGTAAAGCCTCGGTTTTGAGTGGTGTGTACCTCAACCTTGAAATCCAGTGTATCACCTTTTGCGCTAGGAATCATGATCTATCCCTCACAACTGGGCCTTTGCGGTACTCATCAATAGTCTCTTGAGCTTCACCCAGGTTTTTCAATCTTGACACCGCTTCTACAAATCTTTGGTTATACATCTGCATTACGTTGGCATCGCCCTTCATGTAAATGTACGCCTCGATCAAGCAGGCGTACAACAACGCTAACTCTGCGTTCTGTGACAACCATGTCGTGCCGTCTTCCGCCCCTGCTGTAATAGAAGCAGGGCGGTATAGATAGTGAATGTCTACAGTGTAGGCAGCGTCAGGCGTTGGCGCGATAATAAAGTTATCCACATCGAACTGAGCATAATACTTGGGTTGCCCTGTCGTTGCAGCATCCGGGGTGTACGTCTGTACAAAATCCAAATCTTTATACAACAAAAACTCTTTGCTGCCGCTTACGTCGATGCTTAAAGAAAACGGCGCAAGGAAGTCTGACGGAGCAGCAAGGTACTCGTTGCCGCTGGTCATGTTTCCAAACTGATTCTTTTGGAACAAGTTAAGCTGCACATTTTTTAAAATGCGTTCCTCGGCAAGACGGATAAACAGCGGAAGATTGTTGACAAAAGATGTCTCGTCATTCTCCGTATAATCCTGAATAGCCTGCTTTAGCTGCGCGTATGTAAAACTCATGTCGTTACCACCGTGACTGTTCCAACTGAACCTGCTGCAACTAATTCGTTGTCAGGAGAGATCCCTGGTTGATAGTTAAATCCCACAGGGTTCCAGCCCCACTGCACTGCCCGTTGCTCGGAAAGCTGCGTCTCAGGACGAGGATCTCGTAAAGCCTGCGGATCTGGATACGCCTTGGGTGGATACAACTGCGGATGTTTGGGCTCGAACTCGTCTGGGCCAACCTTGGCCCCCGTCCACTCCACCTTCATCTCACGAAGACGGTAACGGCGACCAGACCGATCAGATATACCCCAAGCATTTTTACCGCTAGCGTATGCCATTATACCCTCAAGTAACTCAAACTAGGCTGCAGTTTCAAAGGAGTCCGACCTTGGTCCTCGTCCGCCGCACGTTGGAACTCTTCTTCATATACCGTCTTCAACAATTGAACGCGCTCCGGCGCACGTTTCATCGCCATGTAATAGGCCAGCCCTGCAACCATACAAGGGAAAAAACGAAACGGCATGTCTGTTGTATTAACCAAAGAATCGGCATCTTCAATCCGACGGACATAATAGTAAATCAACTGATCCGTTGAGTTCTCTGGTACAGCCCAAAGGTTGATTACAGGATCAATCTGCCTGTTCAACCAATACTGGCTAGTACGGCCTTGAGTCGTTTTGTTTGGAAGAGTTGCATATTCACCACGGCTAATACGCTCAACCTCGAAGTCTGTGCCATTTCGACGAACCACCACATCAAGAAGATCAACCACATCATCCGTCAACGTCTCCTGCGCTTGACCCTGGGTAAGGGTGATTGTCCCCTGTTTAACTGTCCACAGGTTTAACCCACGGTTAGCCCAGTCTGCAAACATCAGATTCAAGGACCTACGCGCCGTGCGAGCATCATAGCCCGTGCGAACCTCTAATCCACACCGCTCATACGCTTCTTCAATAACCTCCCCTACATCGAGGTTAAAATCTCTTGAACCTGAAGTTGCCATTACATCTCGCCTTTATAAGACCCGCCACGACCAGCCATTACACATCCGCCGTTGGCATAGCCAACCTTACCACCGCGCATCATCTTAACTGGCCCGCCACGCATCATCTTAACTTCGCCACCGCGCATCATCTTGTTGACCCCTCGGCCTTTAAGAACATCTGCTTGTGTGACTTTACCATCTCCGGTCAAATCTGGGAACTTTTTACCTGGCATTTTAAACACTCCTTTGTCTACGCATTAGTATATGCCGTTTATAGTCGTCAGGTTCATAATTTTTATAGTAGCCTAGTTTCTCAAGTTTTGCAGCAGCATTCTCTAGATCGCTCCAACGCTGCACAAACACGACGCCTTCTGTTCCTGAATGAAATGCAAGCAGCCAAATGTCTTTATCAACATCACTGAAAAAGCTGTTTAACGCATGACATCGATCTTCTAACGATTGATAGTCGTCAGTGTAATCGTAGTCGAAGAACATGGCAACTTTATACCCTTTAGCATTAAATCCTGCACATTCGTGTAAAACATCTGACCATAGATTATCTGTTACAACCGTCTTAACCTCGCCCGCCTCGTAAACCTGCAAAGCAAACGGACAACGAGGAACATTGTTGTTAAACTCAGATGGCTGCGCCAAATCTTTTACCCAAGACTCTATCAAAACACCCTCACTAACCCGCCATTAGCTTTCCAGCTAATCCGCTTAGACGACTTCTTCTTTTTAGACGCCGACGTACACTGCGCCATAGTAGGACGACAGGCCGGATAACCCTTGCGCTTTTCGCCCTTCTGACGACCACAGGGCTTGCCTGTCTTACAGTCAACCCAACCCTTCCCGTCATTCTGGGAAAACCATTTGCGTAATGAG